TCTGTCCTTTTTGGCGGCACTGCGGTGAATTTTTTAAACACCGCTATCGGCACCGTAGCTTCGGTAAATATTGCGCAGAAAATATATAACGACGCAGCTACGAATTCGCAAAAATCAACAGGCGTTCAGGGGTTTGGTAATTCTGCTAATGCGTTTCTAACGGCGGCTGTCGATACCACGGCTGACGTAACAGTCGGTATCCGGATAACGCTCGCGGCAGCAAACGAACCAGCAAAAATTCTGAAGGCTGATTTTTATTTAAGGTAATTAATCATGGCTATACTACATTACGATACACTTGCTGACGCATACGCTAATCACGATCCGATGATCGATCAAATAATCATCAATCCTGACGGATCGGTCTCGGTCAATATCGGCGCGAATAAAGACAATTCTTAATTTTTTTAGGGGGTTATAATGATTGGAATAGATGTTCAGGATTCTACTCTATATCAAATATCTGTATCTCCATCTGCTGCTGTTTTTTCCGGTGTATTGCCCGGTGGTTTTTACGAGATTTTTGCAGATGAGGCCGACATTTATGTTAAGAATTTTGCTTCTGGAGAGGCTACCGGCAGCTTTTCAACCGGCTATCCGATATGGGCTGGCAATTCGGCGCGTATAAAGGTCTCTGATGGCGGCAAAATTGGATTTATTTGCAAAAGCGGGCAGCCCACAATCACTGTGGAGTATATGCTTGTGCATGTATCTCTGTGATGTCATGCAAGCAAAACTTAAAAAAGAACTAATCGACCAAACTGCGCATTTCGTGGCTGGATTGATTGCGACATTGTTGATAGCTATGCTCATTAACGTGATCTATGCCGCTGTTATTGTTATGGTTTTTGCTACGCTGCGGGAGATAAAGAAGAGACTAGACCGCAAGGATGTATGGCACGGCTGCGCGTGGGGATGCAGAATGGATTTGATATTTTGGGCGATTGGTATCGGGGTAGCAATCTACATTAGCTAAGGATCAGTCATGGTTTTTTGTATCGAAAAATGGATGCGTCAAGAGCAAATAAATACAGAGCACGGCAATGCTTTGAAAAGGATAAAAAGTTCACTTGAATTAAAAGACCGAGCTATAGAGGAATTGGAGGCAAACAATGCTGCGAATAAAAAAATGATTGTACAGCTGACCGAATGCGTTAGCTCATTCAAGGAGAGTCACGCTGAATTAAAACAGAGCAATGCCGAACTGAGAGAATATCACGACAAAAACCTTAAATATTTTGAAACGATCATACAGAATATGATAACGGTCGACGTGTTTACTAAAAATGTTAAATGGATAGCCGGTCTACTTGTGGCGCTAACAGTGATTTGGAAAGCTTTTGAGGCGTTAATACAATGAGGATGAGCGATAAAGGAAGGACGTTGCTGACGCTGTGGGAAGGATCGCGCAATGAAATATATCAAGACGCTGCCGGATTGTGGACTATCGGAGTCGGGCATTTATTGACGCGCGACGAATTAACATCGGGTAAGATATTGATTTTCGGCGATCCGATTAAATACGCGGACGGACTAAACAAGCTGCAAATTGACAGGCTTTTAACGCAGGATTTGTCCGGGGCTGAGGGCGCGGTTAATGCTGGCGTGAATGTAGCGCTCAATCAGAACCAGTTCGACGCGCTTGTGTCGTTCGTTTTTAATATTGGCAGGCAGGCTTTCTATGCGTCAACGCTGCGTAAGGTTTTGAACGACAACAAATATAACAAAGCGCCTGAACAATTTAGACGCTGGAACATGGCCGGGGGGCGAGTTGTTCCGGGGCTAACAAATCGCAGACAAAACGAAATTAAACTTTTCGAGGGGATGTTATGAAATTATCTATTTTTGCCATGATTCTTGCTTTGTCTATAACCGCTTGCAATCTTGAAATGCTTTATAGTATCAAGGCATTAAACGACAAATATTGCGCAGAAACAAACGCAGAAAACCGCGCTCGCATTATCGAATTGATCCGCAATAAAAAACCAGATTATCCCGAGCATGGTTTATGTGGATTTGAAGAAAAAGTTATGGATCGGATAGCATAAATGGGTAAATTCTTAACACCGCTCAGAGTTGAAAAAATAAACCAGCAATGTTGGAAACTAGATGAGCCGCTTGTTTATCAATCTAATACCGTCGGGTTGATTATTGTAGATGCTGGATTCGTAACGAATTTTGCGTCTGTTCCGCGCCTCCCGTTTATGTATTGGTTTTTTGGCGGGATCGGCGATGAGGCGGCGACGCTGCACGATTGGCTGTATCGTAAAGAGCACACTCAATCAACCGGGCATGAACGCACGATTGATAGGCCGACCGCTGACAGGGTATTGCAGGGCGTGATCGTAGAGTGCATGACCCGAGACGGAGAGAGTCACATCAAAGCCGCAATTACTGCGGCTGCAATGTGGGCAGGCGTTAGGATTGGCGGGGCTGGTCATTGGGAGTAAGCGGCAAATACCCGCAATCGTCTGTTTTGAAATCATTCATATCTATCGGCAGATTGCAGCGCTTAGCTGCGCCAATAACATATTCATTTATATTGCGCGAGCATTCTTTATTCGCGCAATTCTGGCTGCAAAATGATCGGTCTTTATAGCAGAGCATTTTATTCGCCACTCAAAAATTGTTTAATTTCTTCGTCGGGTAGCAGTTCGGCAAATCTCCAAGGATGACTGTATTTGTCAATATAATACCCATTCGCGTCGACCAATTTAATGACTCGAATATGTTTGACTGTAGCCACTTTGCTGTCGAATACCCTGCACAACCTTGGCTTGATCTTTATTAAATCTGCGAGCGTTTCTTCTTGTTCTGTCATTTTGTTTTCCTCTTGTATTGATTTATCATATTTCGGGCACAATGCCGCTGCGGAATTCATCGAAAACGGCGGGATATGGATAAGCTCGCTGAGCGTGAACGGAATTTCTGTGACTGCATCATGCGATACTAACAACGCATTGTCATGTGTATCTGTTTTGATTTTATTTGTCATTTTCCCTCTCCTGTAATTTATAAAATTTTTCCTTGGCTGCTTTGCACGCATCACGCATTGACGTATCAATGATGTACCCGGAGCGGCGTTTTTTTGACGAGATACCTAGCGCGTTAAAAACATCGGCCACCATTGATGACGAGCATTCAAGCTGCGCGCGCGTTTGTTTCCGATCAAGGCCGGATAATGCTAAAAATACAATCTGTTCGGTGCGCGATGGGGCGTAGATATCGACTTCCTTACGCACTTGATATATCAGCGCGTGCATATATTCATTCGATGGTATTCGTCCTTTCCGTCCTCCTTTTATCGCACGCGGCAGGATTTTGACTTCAAACCGATCTTCATCGGCTTTCAGACTTTGTATTATTTTATCCCTTTGCAATACCCCGGCTTTAAGCTTTTCTTCGACTGCCGCACAAAACCTCTTGACTTCTTCAGGATCGTATCTTCCGCCAAGATTGCTGGCTTTGCTGTTGTACGAATACTGCCTCTTGATTTCATTCGGCCTTGTGTCCTCCGTGCCGCGCACTGGCGGCGGTGGCTGCAATCCCAGTAAAATCAGCAAGCTTGGCGGGTGCAATGGGTGTGGGCGTAAGGCTGTCATTTCCAACCCCTCATCCAATCGAAACAAAATTCAGGGTATAACGCACAGCTGCGCGCGTTATCCTCACCAAAATTAAACACCAGCACCAGGCCGACGAAGATTATCGCGCATGCCAGCGCAACTGCTTCAGGCTTCATGATCTCTCTCCAATATTTGTAAAAAGCGAATTGCTTCGTGTATTTTCCCCAGCCGATCCGCCCCGGTCGTTTCTTCAAAATCAATATCAAATAGACCGGCAACGATTTGCAGAACTTCCTGCATGTAAAAAATATTCATTTCTTCTGTGTTTGACTTCGGCTTAATCTCATCTAGCGCATCCGAATATGGTTTGAGCGCATTGCAGCAGCCCTCTTCTTCGATCAGGATTTGCAGCGCGTTTGCTGCCTCTATGTAAATGCGTTCTAGCATATCGCGCCTGGTTTGGTTTTCTGTCATTTTAATTTTCCTCGGTGCAAAATCGTTTGTAAGGTTAATCAAATAAATTTGATTGTTTTTCGCTTTCTTTAAATCTAGCATGAGCTTCTGATAAATTAATAATAGCCTGTTTAAAATAGCTTGTTTTTAGTTCGATACCGATACCTTTGCGGCCTAAAGAGACCGGGCTAAAAACTTCGCTGCCAACGCCCATGAATGGAGTTAGCACGACTTCGCCATCGTTTGAGTAAAGCTCAACAAGGCGGTCAATGACGTCTAACTGCAATGGATGTACGTGTTTCTCGTCATCCTCTTCTTTTGCTTCCCTAAACTGCAAAACATTGTTAATGCGGATATCATCCCAAACGCTTGACGCGTATCGCTGCCAAATATAATGACTTAATTTATTTGTTTTAGGATCATCATGATCGTAAAACGATGTTTTCAACAGATCCCACAACTCGGTATCTGATATGGTTGATTTGTTGGCATTATTCCAGGCTTGCAAAATATTCGGTATAATTGGTGTTTCTCCGAAATAGCGTTTTAATCCGTGCGGGTGCGTGACAGGAACGGCGCTTTCTCCTTTCTTTGTAAAAATCAGCACGTAGTCCGGCATTGCCGTAAAGCATTGCGTCGAATCTTCTACGATTAACTTATGCATTAAGCTTTTAACCATCGTGCGCATACGGACTTTGAGCGGCTCTTTCCAAATAGTTATTCTGTTTCGATACTGGAATCCATGCTTTTCATGTATGCGGATTATTTCATGTGGGAAATCCCAAAGTCTGCACGAGTTATCAAAAACATCGGTACAATGCACCGCGTTAATTCTCCCTGGTTTAGTAAGTCTTGCCATTTCAGCAACTAAAAACTCGTACTGATCAAGAAATTGCTGCCTATCCTCGCAATTTGAAAAGTCGCGGGGGTCGCTCGAATAGTTGTATAACCCGGCAAACGGTGGCGAATATATCGACAAATCAATTGATTCTGCTGGCAATGTTGGCAATACCATCATGCAATCAGCGTTATATATGGCGTAGTTATCGGTTACTAATTGATCTTTTATCATTTCGATTCCCTTAAATAAAATTAGGTGGTTTTACGGTGCCGGTGTGGTCGTTTGGCACAAATATAAATTCACGATTCGCGCAATCTACAAGATTTGCGTAAAGCTGTATGGCTTTTTGTGTCTTTTGTTCGATTACTTTTAACACTCTCCCCTGTCCCTCACTTATAACCATGTCACAAACGACTTCTTTTTGCTGACCGAACCGCCAAAATCGGCGAATCGCCTGGTAGTATTGCTCGTAACTAAATGTCGGAAAATACACGGTATGATTGCAGTGCTGCCAATTTAATCCCATGGATGTCATTTTCGCTTTAGTGATGATTCGCGGTATTTGTTTGTTGGCAAATGCCACTAGAATTTCTTCTTTTCGATCGATGCTCATGCCGCCAATTATTTCAACAGCGTCCTTATCCAGTTCTGATAAAAGCGAGGACTCGTCGTTTAAATTGCACCAATAAACAGAGGTCTTGTTTTCAGCTAATTTTACGGCGGTTTCGCATCGTTCGTTTAGCGTTAGCTTTTGTTCTTCGCGCATTTCCGTCATAGTTCTTGCTTCTTCGACATAAAGTCGAGACTGCCCGTCAATAACAAATGCCGCTTCATTTTTAGAAATATGCTTGTTAATAATTAATGGAGGCAAGTCGTAACCTGTATTGTCAAAACCAATATCAGATGGCTTTTTAACCATGATTGCCCATTGATTGATCCACGAAAAAAAATCTTTTTCCGCGTGCGGTTTCAAATAAAACTTTTCGCCGATGTTGCGGTTATTGCTGTCTATGCTGCCTTGGTTAGATTTAAAGAATCTTGATAGCATATCCATATATCCCAAATACCCTAGCGCTTCTGAGCTGTTGCCAAGCTCAATAAAATCATTCGGTGAGGGCGTAGCGGTAGACAAAAAACGGTACTTAACTTTTTTGATAAACGCAACAATCTGGTCTCGCGTTTTCCCTGCAAAGTTTTTTAGTATGCTCGACTCATCAAGCATCACGCAAACAAAATCATCAGGATCAAGCAAATGCAATCTTTCATAATTGCAAACGATAATTTTCTTCGAAAACTTGTTTGTTTTTACGTGTTCAATATCATAAACACCTATTTTTTCTGCTTCGTTAATAAATTGAAAAGCCACGGCTAAAGGCGTTAAAATAAGCACCCGTCCGTTAGTTTTTCGTATTATGTTTTCCGCTATGCTTATTTGCAACAGCGTCTTGCCAAGACCCGTGTCCGCAAATATTCCTATTCTGCCTTTGCGTAACGCTTTGCCCAGAACAAACCTTTGAAAATCAAATGCTACATCAGGCATCCATAACGGATCAAATCCAAACTCGCCTAATGTGTGACGTTTTGTTTCGATAAAATTCAAATATTCTTTCATGATGTCCTTTTAATAGATAACAGCGTTTGAACTAAAGACCTGATTAATAAGGGATTAAGACAAATCTGCGCAACTCGCGGCGCGTTTGGTTTTCTGTCATTTTAATTTTCCTCGGTGCAAAATCGTTTGGAGAATTCTAATTTTTGTGCATCCCATGCCGAATACCATGCCGCAGCCCTTGCCGAAGTCAATGCCCGAGCCCATGCCGAAGTCAATGCCCGAGCCCATGCCGAAGTCGTTATCTGCCAGTTAACATATGCCTCATTTGCGTCGTTAAGTGCTTTTGATGCCCCGCTTTTGTCAAAGTGTTCTACCTGCCTTGCGCACCATATCGCAAATAATCTTATTTCTTTGTCATGCCCGTCCACGCCGCACAAACACCACAGAGCATCCCTGATTCCGTTTGATTCCAAGATCGTTTTTAATGCAAGCGGCTCGTCATCCGTCTCTGTTTTGCCTAAATAAGCCAAAAGTCTTTCCTTGCCGGAGATGCAAGGATCATGTCTTTGCAGCTTATTTAATGTCGTGTATAGCATCATTTTTATCTCCTTTAATCATTTACAATTGATGCAACCAATTATACAGGCGTATTATTAGCTGTCAATACCTAAATCAA